AAACAACGACGTTAGCGGTCATCTGTTTGCCTGTATCTATAGAAACCAAGAATTCGCCCCTTCCATTTGATCGTGGTCACGTCATCAACTGACGGCCCTACGCCTGAGCGCGTGTGTATCATCTGCCTGTCATCAAGCATGAAGCCAACGTGTATCGGGTTTCCCGCTACTGACAGCAGGGCAAAGCATCCGCGCTCTGGACTCGTCACGCATTCGAAGTGCTGTTGGTCATCAAGCTGCTCAGCTATAAAGCCAGCCGCTCCAGTGTCAGTGTCGCCGCCAGGCTCGTAATAAACATCGTCATAGCCCGGAACCTCGACGTCCATCAGCTTACTATAGCATATCTGCACCATTCCCCAGCAGTCAGCGCCCTCCATCGAGCGCCCGCCGGGAACATAGGGAATAGCGAGAAGGTCACGAATCATTGTTCTCCCATAGCGCCGGGAAGGTCTGAGGGGTGTACCGCTCACCCGGCAACTGCACATCAAGAATCGGCTCAACTTCAAGATCGACGCTTACACCTGATCCGCTTACGCTGAATGAAGTTGACTCAAATTGAGCCGGGCCAAACTCCGCAATATTGGGAGCGGATGCGGCAATCACCCACAAGTTAATGATGATTCTTTCGTCTGCCAACCGGAGCCGCCTGACGATGGCTATATCCGCCGCGTCGAAGTCGATTGTAGCCCTCGGAGTGCCCTCTGCCGTTTCCTCTGGAAGAGACAGATCAAAGCGCCCCGGCTGGTAGGTCTGGGTACTTCCCGACACGTTGCTATCAATTGACTGAGTGTTGTTAGCGTAGTAATACAGCACGGAATCAATATTGACCTCGATCAGCACAATGGACGGATCGCCAGATGACCGGCTGTAAATGTTCTTTAGAAACGAATCGCTATAAGGCATTAGGGTTGCTTCTCCAGTGCGATAGACAGACGCCACATTTCTCCACCCAGTGGTTTTAGGTCGTACGACTCAGTAAATTGGTAAGCGGAGGTGCCGCCGTAAAGGAAATCCGGCTTGTCAAACTCTAGCCCGCCGTTGTCGAGGTCATCCCGGAAAAATGCTATGAACGTATCAACCTGAGTGCGCTTGATCACATAGGTTTCCGAGACGTCATGCACGGCTGCGGTGAAGCGGGTTCGCTGCTTTGTCAGGCCGTCCATACCGCTTCTGATAACAGTGCTCTGTGGGATGTCTGAGAAGCCGTTAGTATCAGGCAGTTGGGGTAGTGATGCGGGCCAAGTAGCCATCAGACGCGCCTCCCTTTGGATTTCAGATCAAACTTTGAGCCTAGCTGTTTGTCAAACTCGCCCGACATCACCTGTCTCCGTACCGTGTCGCGTATCGTAATCTGCATCTGTCGCTGACCCTCGGGGCCTGTTGTCTCTTGCGTCTGGACATCATGGCCTGTTGATGTGGTTGTCTGGTCATTGATGGTGACACTGATACCGCCTCCACCGCTGCCTACTCGATCCAATGTTGTATCTAGCTTAGCGCTGGTCTCGGAAGTTACGACACGCTCACCCTTCTGAAGGTTCCATGTTCCGTCTTCCGGTACTGAGTCGATACCATCGTGAGCCATCCCAGCCGCTGTCAAGGCAGAAACCGCAGTTACCATTGGAGTAGTCGCAGCGACTGCGGTTAGGTATGCAGCTGGAGCCAGAGCCGGCCCAGCCACAGGTATCGCGGCAGTTGATGCGTATGCAGCAAGGCCGGCCATCTGTTGTTGAGCTAAAGCGTTTGCCGTAGCCGTCGCAGCGTAGGAAGCCTGAGTCGCGGTAGTTGATGCGGCGATAGCGCCCGCTTTTGTAGCCTCCGATGCAACGACAGCGCCTGTCTCTACGCCGATCCCTGCCAGTATAAGCGCTTGGTTAATGGCCCACTGCGCAGCTATTTGTGCAAGTGAATTAACGACGCCGCGCAAGATGGCGTCTGACAGTCCGTACATGGCGTCGCCAAGGCTCTCAGAATCAAAAATGATGGATTCAAAAGCACTACCAAAGTTGGCGGCAAAGTTATCTATTACTGTTTTGCTTAGCTCGTCGAAGTTCTGCAAGTTTTCTTGTGCTGATTCAAGGTACTTTTCCCAATAGCCAGCATTCAGGTCGCTAAGCTCCTTGTTTTTTTCGTCCTCCAGTTGGACCAGCAAGTTCTTCTGCGCCTGCCCGGTCTTGTTTGTGCTGTCGAGGATAATGTCTCGGCGGCGCTCGTATGAGGCGAGGACGGCATCTTCTTCAGACAGCAAGCTGGCTGCAATTCCAGAAGCCTCTGTGTTTATTGATGCCTGTTCTTGTTCTGCGTCCAAGGCCCCCCGGATAGCCTTCTCCAGCGCGACGTATTCAACGGCCTCCGCTGCGGTCAGTCCTTTGTTTTCAAGCATCAGCTCTTTCTTTGTTTCCATGACTGCAATTTCAGCTTCTGATGCTGATATGCCAGCCTCTACCAAGGCGTTTTCTGCTCGCAGGTACTCAAGCTCTAGGAGTAGTGCTGCGGTGGTTTCGGCGGTTGCTTTTGCAGACGCCACACTTGCAGCAGTGTCTTCTTTTCTTGCTTCAGTAAATTCCTTCAGCCTAACTTCTGCGCCGTCTAGTTTCCCTTGCAGTGTTAGCGTTTGTTCTTGAAGATTTCGGCTTGCTTCTGACGCGCTGGTCAGCTCTCTGGCGTACTCGGTTATTCCGCTGGCGTCTACGCCCAGTATTCCGCCGCTTCCACTTGTATTGCTAGTCATCTGAGCAGCATCAGCCACCCGCTTTGCAGCAACTTCAGCAGCGGCGGCAACCTCTTCCATTTCGGTTTTAATGTTTTCAATTCTGAGGCGTAGCGCGGCTTCGCTTATTCCGTCGATTGATTCAGCAAAGGCATCCACCTCGCCGGTTGCCGCCGTTAATTCTGGCCGCACCAGCCCAAGCTCTTCTCGGAAATAATAGAGTGATGCGGCGGCAATAAGTAAAACGCCGACTGGGCCGCCAACGAATGCCATAGCCCTAGAAAGAACGCCGGCTGCTACGGCGGCCGCGCTCATTGCTACCGTTTGCGCTCCAAGTGCAACCCTATGCCTAGCAGATGCTATTGTTGCCGAGTTTACTGCTGCCGTTTGCGCCGTAACAGCGGCGGCATTGCCCTGCGTCCCTGCCGTTGCAGCTACCTCTATTCTGGCCTTTTGAAGAACTGCAAGTGTTGCGTTTTTTCTGCAAGGGTGCGCCTTACTAAAGCTTGGGACGCTAGGGCCTGCGCGTTTGTGGCGCGGATTGTGGCGGCAAAATTTAGAAGAGATGCCTTGGCATTTGTGACAAAGGCCGCAGTGCCTATCGCCAAAGCCCCTGCCAGCTTACCACCAACAACAATGGCAACAACCGCCGCAGCATCTGCCACCTCTTCTATGTTCTCCGCAACCGCCAGAGACGCATCCCGAAACGAATCCAAACCGTCCAACGCGGCGGGGGCGATAATCGAACCCACGGCTGAAGCGGCTTCGTCGGCGGCGTTTTTAACTAATTGTAATTGAGCGCTGAATGACTCAGAAGCAATGGCCGCTTCTTTGTTCAACGCTATATTTGCATCCCATTCTCGGTTGGCCTGGGATAGAGCATCTGCGAGTACATCCGTTCGAGTTGCTAGTGTCCCGAGAACTTGAGTTGCCCGAACGCCGTTTAAGCCCATCGCTTCCAGGGATGCTGAAACATCTCCGCCAGATTGCTGTATCTGGCCAAGGCCGTTTACAAAATCCTGAAAAACTTTAGCTGAATTTCCGTTGAAGAAGTCTTCGCGCAAGGCGTCACCGGTACGCCCGGTAATTTTTTCCAGTCGCGCTAGTTCATCGCCCCCATTGCGGATCGCGTCATTGATTGCTTGGAAAGAAAGGCCGATCTGTGTGCCGCCAGACTCTGCCTGTACGCCTACCGCCTTTAATGCAGTGGATATGCCAAGGACTTGCGCCGCACTGACATCAAACTGAGAGGTGGACTGTGATACGCGAGTCGCTACGGCCGCAATCTCTGATTCTGTTGCGGCGAAATTATTACCCAGCTGTACGATGGTTGAGCCCAGCCGGTCAACTTCACTGATTGCGGTGCCGGTTACGGTAAGAATCCGCGCAAGGGATGTTGCTGCCTGCTCGCCAGATAGGTCAGACGCCAGGCCAAGCTTGCCCACGGTCTCGGTAAATCGAAGAATGTTGTCTGTTCCGCTTACGCCAAGTTGGCCGGCGCTCTGTGCAATCGCTAGCAGTTCAGCCGATGTTACAGGCAGGTCACGAGATAGCTCGCGGATGCTTTGGCCTAATCCAGAAAGCGCTGCGCCGGTAATGTCGGAAGTCTTGCCAACGCCGATCAATCCGCGCTCAAAGTTTGCAAATGAAGCAAGCGAGCCTTGCAGTGCAGCGCCGATGCCAAGCGCACCAAAAGCCACGCCAAGTTTTTGAACGGTTGACGTGGTTGTTTGGCTTTGCCGGTCAAGGCGGTCAAGATCGCCAGTAGCGCGACGTAACCCGGAGCTATCGACATGGAAACCTAAGCTCGCTAAATCCATTCTGGTGCACTCCGGTTACTTCGTTGCTTGCGCCGTCAATTCGGCTGATCTATCACGACTGGCCATCAAGTGGCCCTGCATCGCCTCTATCGTCTCTTCATTTTGCTCAATATAGGGCACGTCGTCTGCAATGTCATTTTGCTCGCCACCTTTGTTCCTCCAGTTAACGTATGCGCGCGACATCTCCATCAGCATTTGAGCGTCCCAGCTAGAGAGCCACGACCCTGTTAGTCGCATGTAACTCTCTATTTCTTGCCAGCTTACAGGGCTGATTGACATGCCACCCTGACCCACGAAACCAAGTTCTTGAACCGCGTTTGCCAGGTACTCCAGCCCGCTGATTTCAGGCGTACACGTGTATGGATGCCCCTCGCCGTACTGTTCAAACCGATTGCGCTTGTCTTCTTTGCGTGATCGGCTTGGGACTGAGTGCATCCAGCCTATCTGCCCAGCCCAGAGTTTCAGTCGCTCTCGCCCGGCTGAGTAAAATTCTCCTGATTCATAACCCACTTCAGGGCTTGCATTCGGATATCTTTGTACTTGATAAACATATCAAGCAAAGCGGCTTCGTCAGCGCCTTCATAGCCGGGAATGTTTTCGGTTTCCAGAGTCATCCGGGAAAATAGGCTGGCGTCTTCGCGCGCAATCTCTTTTGCTGTGCGGGTGTCTTTCTTGCCGCTGGCCTTCATAGCCTTGCGCTGAAACGCTGTCCACGTGCCGGAGTCTGGGCCTTTCAGCTTTAGTCGGAGTGGTTTGGTTGTGCCTTTGTCTGCATAGGCCAAATCGCCGTCAGTGCCGGGCTTGGTCAGGTGCAACCACGAGCCGGACTCGGAAGCGGATTCGGTGTCGAACATTTGTAGGATATTGGTG